TTTATGCAATTATTCATGATAAAGAATCTACAGGAGAAAGTCCAATTGACAGGAAAATTTCTCAAAAAAGAGGAGATACATTAATAGATGTTCCAAGTAATGCAGTTTTAGCAGATGGATTGGCAAATAGGATTTCTGAACAAACTTCTGGAACTACTTTTAATATGCCTATTGGTTCAAAATTAGAAGACTTCTCCACAAGTATTGAAACAAATTATGGAGAATTTCATGGAGCAGTTTTTGACCAAATAAGTGCTGGTCAAGATATTCCACCAGAAGTAGCAATGGGTAAATATAGTTCAAATTACTCAGCATCAAGAGCTGCTATAAATAGTTTTGGTTATACAACTTCTGTAGATAGAGATACTTTTTCATTACAATTTTATATTCCTTTTTATAAATTGTGGTTAGAGTTCCAGATTTTAACGAATAAAATAAATGCTAATGGCTATATTGAAAATAGAAATAACTTTATGGTAATAGAAAGTTTTTCACAGTGTAGATTTTTTGGTAAAAACATGCCTCATATTGATCCATTGAAGGAAGTGAAAGCAATAGAGTTGATGTTAACTCTAAAATTAATTTCCAGAGAGCAAGCAGATGAGTTGTTGAATTTGGGAAGTTGGGAAGATAATTTTAAAAAGAATTTAGAAGAGGAAAAAATTATTCCAAAAGAAGAAGTAGTTGATCCAAATGTTCCACCTAAAAATACAAGCAATGCAAAGTAAATTACAATTAGTAAACACGAATGAGACTTGGAATTCTCAACGGAGATATAAGATAAATGCTTCTGTAAATTATGGTGGAGGTATTTATCAAAACTCAACAGGAGCAAATTCTATTCCTACAAGTAATTTAGATTGGATATTTTTAAAATCAATTTCAAATTCATTATCAGAAAAATTACAATTTACATCTGATGGAGTTTCTGCTATTTATAATATTGGAACTTCGGAAACAATAAAAGCGGTTTTTTGGAACAGCGTATTATTAAACGATACCGATTGGTCACAAATAGGAACTACATTTACACTAACATTTATTCCACAATTAGGAGATTTAATTAAAGCAATATAAACATGAAAAAGATACTTTTTTTACTATTATTTACAGTTTCGATATACGGTCAAACGTACCAAAATCCAACATTTGGAACTATAACCACTAAAACAGCTCCGCTAAACACTACATCTGATTTCATTACAACTACGAGTGTTGAAGGAGTTCAAGGTAAAATACTAGGTGAAAACATTCCGTTATCTGTTATACCGCCAGTATCACACTTCACTCCAACAGCCCCAAATATTAAAGGGTACTTCCAAGGGGTTGATGATGCTATCGGCAATCTACCTGCTACCACAGCAGGTTCGACCACTAGGTTATGGTACACCGCTGACCAAGTTACTATTACAGCAGGTACTTTTTACAAAACAAATTTCTCGGGAAAAGGAATAGTATCAAGTGCCGTCCAGAGCGTTACAAATAACGACGACCAAAAAAAGTATTTTACACAAGACCTAATAGGGGATGCATACGTTACTACTACTACGTTTCCAAAGGGGGTATATGCTGCCAACTTATCAGCCAGCACCTCACCAAGTAGCGCAAACCAAAGATATACTATAGAGGTTTACAAATGCAACACTAACGGAACGCCAATAGCTTCGGGAGTAACTGGGGCAGTTGTAGGGGATTTAGGGGTTACGGTTATTGGTATTTTAGATTCTAGCCTTATAACATTAGCGGATGCAAGTATTACAAATATACCTCTTAGTACAACAATAGACTACGCATTCACGATTAATATAGGCGAAAGGGTACGTTACCATATATCAGCCGAAAAAGTGGGTACATCAGGCGGTAATATAACGGAAAGCGTATATTTTGGAACGCTGTATAACTCCTATATAGACATAGCCGTTCCTCTGAACACTTCAACTATTCAGAATTCAAGTAACGTCGTTGGAGCAACTGCTACGGATGCTTTAAATAATTTAAAAATAGCTGCTAATGCCAAAGAAAGCACAGGGGCTACAATTAGTCTAGATAATGTTATTGGAAATTACTATAATATGTATTCGGCAAACACCGCTACATCTTACACAACCAATAATTTAATATTAGGAGGCAAAGCAATTGTTTTGATTTACGCAGCAACTAAGCCAGTTGTAGCTGGCGCAAAAGAAACGATTAATAATACTTTTGTCGCTAATGAAAAAATGTACATGACCGTTTGGAATAATGGTAATAGAGTCGAATATTTTTTTACTACAATAGCAAATGAAACGATTTTGGATTTAACTGTATTGCCTTATGGTGCTATAATTGTTCAATCTGCAACTCCAGCAACTGTTTTTATCGGAAGTCCTTCAATAATAAAAACGTCTACAGGCAGATATATAATGTCTCATGACTACTATGGAACTGGCTACGATTACACAGTGCAAGGTACTACAGCGGTATATTATACAGATCACCCTTTAGAAGATAATGACTGGACTAAAGCAACTGATATTGTAAATATGTTCTGGGCTACTGTTTTTGAATACGGGGGTAATTTATATCTTTTAGGAACTGCGAAAGAAAACGGAAGCATTACGCTTTCTAAATCTACTAACAATGGCTTAACTTGGTCAAGTGCCATAGTTGTTTTAATCAAACCTACTGGATCTTTTGATGGATGGAGCACTTCGGCAAATAGTATTATTTTTAAAGACGGGTATTTAGTAAAAGCATTCGAAGCGGTTGTAACTGGGGAGATAAACGCCTATCGTTATAATGCCGCTTTGGTATTTGCCAATTTAGCTGATTTAGAAAATCCTGCTAACTGGTCATATAGTCCTTTGGTTACTTTCAACGCTACTACATTTGTAAATTCTGGCATTTATTCGAATACTACTAATGTAAAATTGCCGCCAGTAGCAGGAACAACTACAAGCTCGAAGGGATTTTTAGAAGGATCTATTGTACAATTAAGCAGCGGAAACTTAAGGTTATTTATGAGACTGGAACAGTCTCCTAATTCAAACCATGCATTATATATGGACATAAACTGGGTAACTTTGAATCCTACGACATCAACCATAAATCCCACTCAAAACATAGTTAATTTACACGGAGGGAATGTTAGATACCAAGTAATTCGCGATGCAGTTTCGAATAAATTATTTACAATAACAAATGTCAATAGATTTAAATACTTTTCCGATAATAGGCTAGAAGCTTATTTGCTATCAAGTAGCGATAATGGCGTAACCTGGGACATTCTTAAAAAAGTATCTGGATATACCGCCACAACAGCATGGCAAACACAGATTCCGCAATATGCCACGCAATATGCTTCTTTTATTATTGAAGGTAATGATATATTGTTTTCTCAAAGAACTTCAAACGCTTCGGCTAATGATTGGCACAATGCGAACGCAATTACTTTAAGTAAAATAACTAATTTTAGAGATTTAACCCCAATTGTTTATGTTGATGGAGCAATGATAATTGACGAAAATTCAGTTAGAATAGAAGACGCTAACGGCATTTCTATTATTCACGATAGGACTAATAATTTTAACAGTCCTTTTATGTTGTCGGCAGACAATGCAAATAAACCGAATTGGGCTACTAATGGAATCCAATTCAACGGAACTAGTGATTATTTAAGGATAATACACGAAAGAACTTTATCGTTAGCAAATAGTACTGGAATGAGTATTTTTGTGGTAATAGAGAATTTGCAAAGTACTACTATTAATTTTGTTTTAAGCAATGATAACGGAGTAGATCAATCTAATGTAGCTACTAAAGGTGGTTGGTGGTTTAGCCCTACTGGAATGGGTTTAGAGGCTAGATATGGAGATTATAATGACTTGACTTTGTCTAACAATTACATTATAGCTTCATCATTCGATAATGTAAATAGTCATATTTGGAACTATAAAAACGGAGTAAACAGAGGCGATCCAGCTTCTAAAGTAGGTACAACATGGAGTACAGACCATTTAGTAATGGCAGGGGCTTATTCGGGCACTAATTACAAAGAAGTTTGGATTGGTAGGCGAAATATAGGAGCAACAAAACTATATTTTAATTCTAAAATAAGAGCGTTGCACATTGTTCCAAGATACATGACGCCTTCTGAAATGGTGGCTTATCAAACAGCTTTAAATGCCTTATACGGTATATATTAATTAACAATTAAACACAAATAAATATGGAATACTTAATTTATTTTATCGGAGGTTTTTTAGGAGTTTTTATCCATTGCATGATAAAAGCCAATTCTCTAATTACTGATGCCAGAAGGTTAAAAGTTGATTTTACGATTAAAGATTATCTTAATAAAGATTTTTTAGGGATATCTTTGTCTATAGCAATGATTTTTGTTTGGCTTTTAATTTTTGGAGAAGTAGGTTCAAAATACCCAAAAATATTAGATTATATTAGAGTAAGTTTTATTGCAATGGGCCTTTTCGGTTCTGTCATTATTCAAGCTATTTTTAATAAGGGTAAAGCTTATATAAGAGATAAGATTGATGAAACTATCATAGATAAAGAAAATGCAATAGCATTTGCAAAAGAAGGAGATCCAATACCGCCAACAGGACCAAAAGGATAATTTTATGAAAATACAAAAAATACCAATTTACTTTTTACTAATGTTCACTGCTGTCTATATGTTATTTGGCAGCGGTGAAATTTGGTCGGGATTATATTTCGTAGCAAATTACTCTATAATGTTTTTATTGTTTATTAAGCAAAAAGATAAATGGACTAGAATTTTTGGATGTGCTTTATCATTGTGCATTCTTTTATTTTCTGTATTAAAATTCTTTATTGAATTAGATTCAAAATTTTTAAATTATTTTAATATTTTTACGTTCTTATTAATAGCTATTTCTTTTTATAAATTAGAACCCAAACAAAAATGAATCATACTTTATCTCAAATGTTCAATACTGGAACGTGGTTTTCTACAGGATTATATTTTATTTCAGAATATTTTAATGCAGATGTAATTTTCAAATCTATAATGGCAATGCTAAGTTTAACATTGTTAATACTTCAAATTACTAATCAATGGTATATTAGAAAAGAGCGTAGATCCAAAATAAATAAATAAATAAAATTATGACACCAAAAGAATTTAATAAAGCATATCTCGATGATGCTTTAGAATGTGAAAAAACCACGGGAATAAATCACATTGCGACATTAACTCAGGCAGCATTAGAATCAGGTTGGGGAAAGTACGCTCCTGGTAATATGTTTTTTGGAATAAAAGATACTGATGGAATAAATGGTAATGAACAACTGATTACTACTACAGAATATACTAGAAGTTCTAAAAATCCAATGCCTATTTATGTTTCTACAACTCCAGTTATTAGAAATGGAGTAAAAATGTTTAAACATGTTGGTAAAGATTATTTTAGAAAATATTCAAGTCCGGCTGATTCATTTAAAGATCATTCTAAATTTTTCTTTCAAAATAAAAGGTACGCTAAAGCTTTGGAAGTAAGAAATGATTATAATCTTTGGTTTGAGGAACTTCAAAAGGCAGGATATGCAACGGATCCTAACTATTCTAAAACATTAAAAGCAGTTGCTAAAACAATTATTAAAAATTTGTAAAATGAAAAAACTAATATTGTTCTTTATATTCATGGCACTATTTTCGTTAACATCATGTGGATCCAGAAAGTCAAATGTTGATATTGCTAAAGAGGATAGTAAGTCTGTTGTTATTGATAGTTCTATTATTGAAAAAAAATCAGATACTAATGTGAAGCAAACTTCTGTTGTAAATGTTGATGATAAAAATCAAACAATTACAGAAGAAACTATCTATCAGGCAGAAGATATAACAAAGGAAGCAATAATAGTAGATGATAATGGTAAAAAAACTATTTTGAATAATTCCAAAAAAACTACTAAAAAGACTATTCAAAATAATAATATTCAGACTGATTCTAAAGTTAGTTCAGAAATAAATCAAAATAAAGCCTATAACGAACAAAAAGATTTAAAAGTGACTAGTGATTCAAAAACTTATAATAAGCAAAAGGAGACAGAAAAAAAGGCTATTCCTTGGTATTATTGGTTATTGGGATTAGGAATAATTGTTTTCATAATTTGGTTATTCAAAAAGTATAAAGAAAAAATTTGGTGGGTTTAAAAAAATAATTAAACTTTTGTTTGGTTATTTAAACAAAAGTTATATATTTGCATCAGTGAAATACTTCTGACTATACTTTTTCACATCATAAAACACTAGCGAAAGCTATTATGAAACCGAAGTCAGAAGCGGTGGATTAATAGTTTTCGCTTTTTTAATTAATATAAGTATAAAACAATATTTAAATTATGGAAAATAATTCAAACACAAAACTAACCCGACTATTGCATAACCGCTGTTATGGTGCGTTGTGGATGGCTAAAAACTAAATATTATTAACTACCGATAATTCCACTAAATAAAACGCTGAAATATAGCGACTGTTAGGGAATCGGCTTTTACAATCAAAATTATGAGTATAGCAAAAGCAAGAACATTAATGGCAAAGTATCAGGCATTATCGAATGCAGCGCAATTTATAGAAAGTCACGGAGAAGAAGGATTTTCATTTGAAGATGAAAAGTTTAACAATGTTTATTTAAGAGAAAAGAAAAAAATTGCTGATAAACTTAACATAGAAGCAATGAAGTTTCTTTATAAATATAGAAAATTAGGAATACAAGTAAATTCGGAAGTTAACGAGAGGTATTGATTCTTACCAAGCTGTTCCCTAACGTTATGATACTACAGCGGGTTTGGGTTCTAAATTAAGATTTATTTATCGGTTATCACTAAACATCCAAATACAAAACCATTTTTCCATTAAGCCTATTGCCCAAATCCGTTGTAGTAGCTGTTATGCGTTCGGCTTTTCTTCACATTATTAATCAATAAAAACTAATAAAAATGAAAACAAATTATTTTACAATTCACAAAAATAAAACCCCAAAAAAGGCAAAATATTCTAAGCCTTATTCAAAATTACAAATACAAAAAATGGAAGAATGTACACAATATTTTATTAACGAAATTCAAAAATTAAAAGACAATGGGAGAGTATAGATTTTCAGTTTATTTCAAATGGCAATTTGGATTTACTATCGGGTTTGAATACGGGCAAATTGTAATGCGTATTCCTTTTTTAGACCTACACTTTGCAATTCGTAAAGGTGCTTATGGTGTGCGTATTTTTAACTGGCAGTCTTCGTAAGCTGACGCATAACGTTCCCTTGATTGTGGAAGTTGGGAGAAGCAAGCCAAAATCATCAAATAATAACTAATAAAACCAAGTACAGACTATGAATACAGATAAAAACAATACCCAATTACCACAATCAAGTGTTAAGAGCAGGTTTTTTGCGCAATATTGGGGGCAAGATTATATTTATAAAAACGAATATGGAAAATTCAAAGGAAATTTATCTGATGAAAACTCTATATATCATTTCACAAACCACTTAAAAAACAACAACCCCTTTCTTTTGCTAAAACGTCTTTCAAAAATAACAGATGAAGATGTGGGTAAAATACCATATAGAAATAGTAGCGATAATATTATTGGGAATTATACTGCTAAATCTTTGAATAAAAAAATCGAGTGCATTGGTTTTTATACAAACGAAGAAATAGACAATTTAAGATTATTAGGATACGCCGTTCCTTTTATGGAATATTCTGTAGATGATTTAATATCATTCGGTTGGGTGCGGTTGCTCTAAACTTGCTATTAACGTTTCGCAACTACACGTCTGTTGCGTAAAAGAACAAAATTATCTTTCAGTTTAACACGGATTTGAAAGGTACAAAACAATAATTAAATTAATAACAAATATAGCAATAGCGTGTAATTGCTGTTATAACTCGTTTTTCTTATGAATACAGTATATTTTCAACCTAAAGGAATTAAACCACAATATTGTGAAGTTGGTATGATTTCAGAAACAGACCCAGAATACATTTGGTATTTGGATGAACCTTGTAAAATTCTAATTAGTGAGGTTAAAATTATTGAAAAAGAAAACGTCATTTTCGATAAAAAAAGTCGTTTGATAAGGGTTCGCCAAAATGAGTTGTAACGTTGAGCATTGTTGCTGTTATTGAAAGGACAAAACAATGCTTCGATTAAACACAAATTACAACAAATACAAACAGAATTATAAATTAAAGACTAGTGCAATAATAGCTACAATGCATTGTTAGCGGTTGTTTTTTAAACTTAACTTATTATGGAAGGATATTGCAAAGATGAAAAATGTAACCGTGATGGTTGCGAAGGAATTATTCAAGAAAAGGATATTGATGGCGGTTGTTCTTGTCATACAAACCCACCTTGCAGTTATTGTACAGAACCGAAAAATTATTGTTCTGAATGCGATTGGGATGAAAAAGAAGAAAACGACAAAGCAGACCAAGTATCAAGAAAATATTGGGATGATTACCATAAAAGACCTGATGTGATTGAAGCGAAAAGAAAGCAGGAAGAAGAAAGCCAACTTTTTAATGATATGTATAGTGGCAAAATTCCTGTAGATAAATACAGAGCAGGTCATAGAGGGCACACACATTTTTCTCAAATAATTTATGGTGTTCACCCAAATATGAATCAATCTGAAATAAGAGAAAAAGTTAAAGGAACTTTTGGAGGTAGATTCACAAGGTTTAACGATTATTCTTTTGAATATGTCGCTTATACGGATTGATGTGGAAATAACCGCTAACGTCCTGCGGCTTTGTGCAGGCGGGAAAATAAGACCGAATAATTGAATTAATCACTAATAATAAAAATAGACCAAATGACTGAATTAAACCAAATGCCCGCTTGCTCAAAACCGCTGTTAGGTGTAGTACGGGTTAGAATGATGGATTATGTAATTCACTTTAAAACAGATTCACATAGAATAGAATTTGAAGTTTATCCCGTTCAAGATTGGACACATTTGCCAACAGGTAAAAAAGGAACAAGTTATATTGATAAAGAAAATGAACCTGATGAACGAGAAATATTTGAAGAAGGTAAATGCTTGAAAAAATTACAAGGTTCATTTTGTTGGAGAGGTGTTTGGGAAGGTAGATTATACTTTACTGATGACGAATATTGGGGCGAAGATATTGCTGAACTTTCAGAATTGTATAATAACCATATAGTAAAATGGTGTAAGGATTTCATTAAGGAACGAGAACCTTCTAATTACTACGATGATTAGTATTACACCTAACGTCCTGTGGCTTTGTGATGTTGCCGAAAAAACACACCTAAAATTTTAAATTTAAGACAGATTATGAAAGCACAAAACAATAATTCAGTTCAAGACCAAGACGGCAATAGCTCAAAACCGCTGTTATGTGATGTTCTTGATAAGTGGGGATTTATTAAATACAAAAATTCCAAAAATTGGTGGCAAAGACCAATTACAAACGAAAGCGGATGCGAATTTGATATTTACATAAGATTGTTAAATGATGATGAAACAATAAGAGTTTCTGTTGCAGAAAAGTACACAGATGAAATGGAATCTGTTGATTTGTTTGAGACAAAAAGATATTTACATTTAAGCAACTTTTTGAACGTTGTTGGGTAGAATATCACATAACTATTATATGTAATCTTAGTCTTTTAAACCTAACAAAATAAACACTTAACAATGAATACTTCTGAACACAAGCGAATTTTCATTCAGGAAATGACAAGACGAAAATATAGAGAAAATAGCATTACAAATTACAGTAGTTGTATCGATGTATTTTTAAAGTCAAGTGACAAGGATCATCCTAAAAATATAAATGAGCAGGAAATAAAACATTTTTTAGGTAATTGTATAAAAGCCAATACGCAAAGAAATTATCAATCAGCGATTAAGTTATTTTATGAGATTTGTCTAAATCAAAAAAACAAGTTTAAAAATATTCCTTATTGTAAAACAGAAAAGAAACTACCTATAATTTTATCAGTAGAAGAAATTCAGAAAATGTTTGATGTTTGCGAGAATAAGAAACACAAATTAATTCTTGCTTTGCTGTATTCATGCTCTTTAAGGGTTTCTGAAATCATAAATTTGAAATGGGAAAATGTAGATAGAAGTAGAATGGTTATTTATATTTTGGATGCTAAAGGAGGAAAGGATAGGCAAGTCGGACTTAATGATATTTTGCTAAAATTAATGGAGGAATATTATAGAAGTTACGGAACTAAAACATATATTTTTGGAGGTCAATTTTCAGAACAGTATTCTCAAACAAGTGTTTTACAGGTTGTAAAACAATTAGCTTCAAAAGCAGGAATTGAAAAAAGAGCTTATACCCATTTAATAAGGCATTGTTCCGCAAGCCACATGGTTGAGAATTGTATTGATATTCATTTGATACAGAAATTACTAGGACATTCAAATGTTAAAACAACTATGATGTACACGCACATTTCACACAATATAATTAGTAAAATACAATCGCCTTTGTCAGCAATTAAAATGTAGATTATGAGCCAGCTAAAAAAACTACAGAATTGGATTAGTTCTTATGAATCTGAAAATGGTTCTCCTCCAATAAAATTAGTAAAATCAAAAATAGAAGAATTTTTGAAAGAAGAATCTAAAAACTTAGGTAAAAATGATAAAATTGATTTTGATAAACTTATAGTTTATTTTAATAGAATTTTGAAAAAGAGTTCAAGAGTTATTTCAAAAAAAGCCAAGGAGAATTTTAATCAAAGAATGAAAGAAGGATATAAGAAAGAAGATATTGTTAAGGTGATTGATAATTCATCAAATGATAATTACCATAAAGAATCAAATTTCAAATATGTTACTTTAGAGTTCTTGTCTAGGTCAAATATTTTTGAAAGATATTCATCTATGCCGCACCAAAAGCCGATTTCAGAAAAAAAAGTAGGTTTATATATTAATCATTAGGTTATAATAACAAATTAAAAGAAATAACAAATGCAAGGATTTGATATCGCTACATACCAAAACACTCGTGATGAAATGATGAAATATCGTGAAAGAGGGGCGCTAAGGGGAGTTTTTTTAGGTTTTCCATTGTTTCACGAAAACTACACTATGTCTTTGCCAGGATGTACAGATTGGACAGGTGTTCCTCAAAGTGGAAAAAGTGAATTTGTTTTAGAAATGCTTTTAAACTCATCGTTGTTTCATGGGTGGAAACATTTGATGTATGTTCCAGACATAGGAAAGAAAGAAGTCGTTATTTCAAAATTAATTCATAAATTATCAGGAAAGACTTTTGATAAAAGGTATGTAAATTCTAATTATATTTCTGAGGATGATATTGAAAGACATTTACATTGGGTTTTGGAGCATTTTTTAATTGTAACTAGAAATGACACCAAGCATAAATTGACTCCTTATCAATTTTGGGATTGGGCTGTTAGAATTAAAAAAGAGCATGGACTTCACACGGCTACTATAGATAGTTGGAAAGATATGAAGCGTTATATTGGCAGAGATGGGGAACAAATAATGAGGGATGATTTATATTTAGAGGATGTATTAGAATATAGAAATGCTTTGTCAGAGGAACATAATTTACATTTTCACATAATTATACATCCTTTAAAAACTGAAAAAGATGCTAATGGAAAAAGAAAGCCTCCTCATCCATACGATTTGAAAGGTGGGACAACTTGGTTTGATTCAGGAAAATGTATGCATACTGTACATAGAGTAGATGGGACATTCAATGAAGTTACTATTTTTACTTATAAAGCAAAGCCTGAAACCGTTGCGAAACAAGGTGAGTGTACTTTTTTTTATGATTCAATTCTTTCCAGATATTATACAGAAGGACCAGAAGGTAAATTATATGCAAATCATATTAATGAAACTCCAAAAGCATTGTTAATATCAAATGAACAATCAAATAAGCAGTCATTGTTTGATAATGATGAAGATGGCCAAGATTTACCTTTTTAAAATAAAGTATTATGACTAAAAAAGATTTTATAAGAGAAGAAAAAAGTTTAGCAAAATGGCATTTAGAAAAAGTAAAAGAGGCTAGACAGTATTTTGAATATGCAGATATATCTCAGAATATTTTGGAACAACAAAATGATGATGATTTGCTTTTACTTCAAGATTGGTTAATGGTTTTACATAATAAATTGAAAGTAGATGATGAAAGACGTAATGAGGTTTTATTATTAATACAAGGTATTTTTAGAATTGATAAATATTGTGGTGGATTAGTGACCGTATGTAAGGGTAGTAATGCTAGGTTACATCTTGTTAATAAAAGAATAGAAGAATTAGAATCTGAAGTTAGAACTTTAAACAGACAAATAATTACGGATAAAATTAAATTTGAATCAGAAAAAAGCAAACTTGAAAAAGAAATCGAATTCATTACAAAAAACGGCTAGTCCAGAACAGATATATTTTGTTGCCAAAAACGGCATTAAAGTATATCCAATATCAAAATCAGGAGCTTGGTTTATAGAAGTTGATAATAATGGTAGAATACAAAGATTTCCAAAAAAAGTCCCGCAAAACGAATTAAATGAGGCTTTGGCTAAAACAGTAATTTTTTATTATAACAAACTAAAAGAGAAAAAATGAATGCAACTATCGGAGGTGTTTATAAAGCACAGTCAGGAAACTTCCTGAGATTGGTATCAAAAGGAGAAATATTGTTTAACTTCATATTGGTTGATAAAGACAATGTTCCCATTCCTGAAAAGAAAAACAGATTTGGCCATGTGGTTGTTAGGAGCCAAAGGCAGTATTCGGAGGAGATTGTTTCAAGTTTTAAATTAACAAAAATATCGTAATGGCAAAAATAGAATTAACACAAGAGCAGAAGGATTTCAGATTGGATTCATTAACTCTTAATCGTGACTTTGAATATTGGTTAACAAAGTCGAAGTGTATGTGGAATTTGAGACAAACAAATAAGCTTTACAATCAATTGCGTTTGACTTTAGATCACGCAATGGCAATGGAGGCTATCAAGAGGCAAATGTATTCTAACTGTTTAAAATAAAATAAATTATGACAAATTACGATATAAAAAGATTAGCATTAATTTTGGCAGTCCAAGCTGAAATAGAAGGGTATAAATCCTCAAATGAGGATAGAAAGCAAATGAATCATTCTATGGCACATCCTGAATCTGATTTTGAAGAAAAAGCAATGGAGTTAAGAAATTTAGCTTATGTTCATGATGAACAACTATGAATTTCGATAGCGAGTTTTTAGAGAAATTGGTAAAATTGTCTGTAGGCAAAAAAGACCAACTAATTAGATTTCTTTCAGAATTATTCAAGAGTGATTTAGTTTTGATAAAGGAAATTGTGATTGATGACCCACCTACAAAATACACAAAGTATTATGCTAAAGAAAAATATGATAAGGATGGAAAGTTAATCACTCATGTTGATTATTATCTCACCGGTAATCTTTTTTATTCAGACCAAAGTTCGTTTCATTTAATTTCTACAATAGTTCAAGAAAGTAAAGCGTTTTTATTGCCTCATTTAAAAGGCCTTCCTAAACTTGAAAAAATGAAGTTAGAATGGGAATATCATTCAATGAAGGATATTGATTTAGATAATAAATATTCCTATTGGGGAAAGGTGTTTTTAGATATACTTAAAACGCCAACGGAGAGGCAGATTAACCGTTCATTAAAATACAAAAACAAAATAATTACAACTAATACAATTGTTGATGATAACACCAAGTGTATTGATGGAATGAAGTTGAATTATTTTAAAGGTGAACACAAAATGGTTTTCCGTATTTATGGTCGAGTAAAAAGCGAACAGAAAACAATATTCTTTGATAGTTAAATTATGGTAGTAAAAAAGAAATTAAGCGAAATGGATGATTCCGATGCTTGGGAATTATTTAGAATACATTCTGATTATGGCGGTTTTGAATTTCCATTTTATAAAGCACATCATGACAATGGATGGCGAACAACTAATAGTTTTCAAGTTCATATTTTGGAAGCTGATAAAGAAAAACTATTCGAGTTGTTTGATATTGATGAAGAATTTTATTCAAAAATAGAAAATCCAATGGTTGTTGTTTCAAGAGATGCAACATTTTCAGATGGAACTTTTATTAAGGATGCTACTTCTCATAAATTAAAAATGCTTCTTAAGAATAAATATGGATATAAAAATACTGACTTGAAAAGAGGTAAATCCAATGCAATTTTACTTCAAATGGGTGTAAAATTTGAATATCATTATAAACAAAAATATTAACAACTAAAATAAATAAAAATGAGTAAATTAAGCGAAAGCCAAAAACAGGAGATTAAGGAAATGATTGCAGACAAGTTAGGAATTGATTCTGAAAAGATTTTAGATGATTCTAAGCTACAGGACGATTTGGGAGCAGACAGTCTTGATGAGGTTGATTTTGTTATGGAATTAGAAAAGATGTTTGACATTTCTATTCCTGATGATGATTATGAATATGGAATGGATATTCAGAAGCTATACGAAATTGTTGAACGTTATA